GCTTGCTATGCCTTATGGTGTGGACGAGTCTATGGTTCTTAGGAATCTTGGCTTTAGTGTTCCTCCACCTATTACTCAGTACTACCGCTGGCCGGGCAGGTTTTCGCCCATGGATCACCAGAAAGAGACGGCGGCTTTTCTAACGACACACAAGCGGGCGTTATGTCTGAACGCCCCCGGCACAGGTAAATCAATCAGTGCGTTGTGGGCTGCAGACTTCCTGCTGGAAGAACGCATCGCGAAGAAGGTGTTGATCATCGCCCCGCTGTCCACGGTGCAGGTGGTGTGGGGCAGAGAGATCGCGCAGAACTTTCCATACCGCAGCTTCGTGATCTGTGTGGGCGGCAAAGAGAAACGTCAGAAGCTTCTGTCTCAGGTCGGGGTGCAGTACGTCATCATCAACCATGACGGCTTTACCAACATGCACGTCGATCTCAAGGACTTCGACGTGGTGATCTACGACGAGGCGACTGCGCTTAAGTCACCGAGTTCCCAGCGGTATAAGATATTTTCCAAGTGGGTGCAGAACCACAAGCCGTGGTTGTGGATGCTGACCGGCACACCGATCTCGCAGACACCTGCGGACGCGTGGACACTGGCACGACTGATCGACTCGCCTACGGTACCCAAGAGCTTCACCACGTTCAAAGACTTGGTAATGAAGAAGGTATCTACGTTCCGCTGGGTGCCGAGAGAGGACGCACTAGAGACTTGCAAAAAGGTATTGCAGCCGTCGATTCGCTACTCACTGGATGAGTGCAAGGATTTGCCGGAGACGAACTTCGTAGGCAGAAAGACAACGCTTACCAAGCAGCAGGAGAAAGCGTTTAAAGAAATGAAAGACAAAGCAGTGACGGTGTTCTCTGCTGGTGAAGTTGCTGCGCCCAACGCTGCGGTGATGCTGAGCAAGTTGTTGCAGATTAGCTGCGGGGTTGTGTACGGCGATGTCGGCGCGATTGCTATTGACGCAGCAGACCGGTATAATACGCTTACTGAATTACTAGACGAGATCGGCGACAAAGCGATTATCTTCGTACCACTTAAAGGTGTGCAGTTGTGGTTGCGAGATAAGCTTACCGCTGATGGTTATGACATAGCCATGGTTAACGGTGACACATCGAAGACAGAACGCAATCAGATATTTAGTGACTTTCAACACACAGATAAACCCAAGATATTGCTGGCACATCCGAAGGTAGCAGCACACGGTCTTACACTTACTAGGTCAAGAGATGTTATTTGGTTTGCACCAATCTATTCACTTGAGCAATACGAACAAGCAAATGCACGTATTCGCCGGATCACTACGACCGGCAAAACCACTGTGTGGCACATCTACGCCACCAGCTTCGAGGCAGAGTTGTACCGCCGACTGCGGGCGAAGCAAAACACTTTGGCGGAATTTTTGACGCTGGTTCGTGGCGTCAACAGTGACGATTAGTTAAATAGTAAGGAGGTAGTATGAATTACGAACTCGCTGCAGAGCGGTATCTGCGTGTGCGTGGGGAGATCGAAGAACTTGATCGAGCACATAAGGCAGACCGCGCTAAGTTGTCTTTAAAGCTTCAGGCGCTGGAGAGTTGGTTTACAGCCAAGGCGCAGGAAGATGGACTAGACACGGTGAAAACTCCGTTGGGCACGGGGTACTGGTCAACGCACCACACGGCCACCGTTGCGTCCCGCGAAGCCTTCTTTAGCTACTGCAAAGCAAACGATACATGGGATATGGTCGAGGCCCGTGCATCGAAGTCTGGTGTGAAGAGCTACGTGCAAGAACACGGAACTCCACCACCGGGCGTTGACTTCTCGTCCACCCGTGTATTTAACTTCCGTAAAGCCCAAAACAAGGAAAGCTAACATGACAAATCTAACCCAAGTCCCAGCGCACATTGCTGCGCGTATCGCTGCCCGTCAACAGTCGGGTGTTAAGTCTGCAATTACTGCTGCGCTTGTCAAAGACGGCATCAACATTCCACGCATTAGCATTCGCGCAGGGCGGTATCGTCTGGTCGAGGATGGTGTGGAGACAACTGTCGGCACTACGCTCGATACTATCATCGTGGGTGCAAACCCACGGGTGTCCAAGGTGTTCTACGCCAAACAATTCGACGCGTCTGCGTCTGACGTGCGCCCTGACTGCTGGTCGAACGATGGCTTAAAGCCTGACGCGGCTATCGAGTCGCCGGTACACAGTGCTTGCGCTGACTGCCCGAACAACATTCTGGGCTCAAAGATACTGCCGTCCGGTGCTAAGTCAAAGATGTGCTCAGACCAGCGCCACCTTGCTGTGGTACCTGCTGCCGACCCAACCAAGGTCTACAGTCTGACTGTGCCAGTGTCGGGTATGAAGAACCTGCGCGAGTATGTCAAAGACTTAGACAACTACGGCATGGGCACTGAGGATGTTATTACTGAGATGGGGTTCGACGACTCGGCGAGTTATCCAAAGATTACGTTTACTCGTAAAAACTTTGTACCTGAGAAAGCATCTGCACGTGTAGAAGAGTTGATCGAGAGTGATGCGGTCAAGATTGCTACCCGCCAGTTGTCACCACGACAATCTGGACCTGCGATTGCTGCCCCGCAAAAAGCTCCGGCTATTGCTGCCCCCGCAGTTGATGATGCCTATGAGGAAGAAGCCGCTGCGGCTCCGGCACCTGTTGCCAAAGCACCAAAAGAAAAGCCTGCGGTTGCTCCTGTGAAAGCCTCAGAAGAATTGTCGGCTAAGCTCGACAGTCTCTTCGACGAGTAATAGAATAAGGCATAAAAACGCGCCCCCGCTTCGGCGGGGGTTTCTATCTGAGGGCACGGCATTGGATACTAAAAACTTTCTTACTCGCGTATTTGCCCAACAAGACGAACTTGTCATCTGCACTCACAAGCCTGACCCATCAGGCCAGAACCCAAGAGGTTTCTTTTGGAACCGTGGGTCGTTTGCGAACATCGATGATGCAGTCGCTGCGATTCACAAGTGGGATCAAGAGCAAGACACGACCTTGTACTTCGGTGTTGGAGCGTTTGCGAATCACGCATACATTGGTGACAATGGAAAACGTAAGTGGTACAGAACACAAGAAAAAGCTACGCTGTTTAAAACATTAGCGCTTGACTTAGACATTGGTGAAGACAAGCCATACGCAACACAGAAAGAAGGCTGGACTGCGCTGAACGCAGCGCTTAACAAAATAGGTATGCCGACACCGATGATCGTCTCGTCGGGCAAAGGTTTGCATTGCTACTGGCCGCTGACACAATCGATCAGCACCGCGCACTGGGTGAAGGCATCAACAGCGTTGCGTCTTGCGCTTGAAGAAAAAAATGTGACGATTGATACGTCGAAGATTCACGACCCTTCGATGGTGCTGCGACCAGTTGGTACGCATCACAAAAAGCAAACTCCATGGAAGTTAGTCGAGTGCAAGTTAGACTCACCTGACTATGACCCAGTGCAGTTGTTCACTGTGTTAAAGCCTTGGTTTGGCAAAGTAACTAAGGCTGCACCGAAGCGCGTGTCGAAGGGCGCAAGCAGTGTGTTGTCGGCAGTCACTAACTCGCGTGATGTGCGTATCGAGATCGTCGCTCAGCATTGCAAACAGATCGCAGCACTCGTCGCATCAGGCGGTGTGACAGACGCAGCAGGTAATCCAGTTACAGAACCGCTGTGGCGCGCGTCCGGTGGCATGGCTAAGCATGCAGTCAATGTTGAAGAAGCGATCATCATGCTGGCAGGTAAGCATCCAGACTTTGACTTGCAAGACAGCATGGCGAAGATAGATGGATGGCGTGGCACTGGCCCTACAACATGCGCGAAGTTCGAACAGCTGTGCGCCGAGGGTTGCAAGGGGTGCCCACACAAAGGGAAGATCACTAGCCCAGCGCAGTTAACGTCATCGACTACCAGCACGGTTGAGGTCAGCGGCGAGGAAGCTATCGAGCTAGAGTTGCCACCGCCGTACGTAGAGCGAGACGGGAAGATATTTAAAGAGATCAAGATCAAGACTGAGGGCAAGGACGCGAACGGCAACGCCGTTGATATAGAGACTACTGACTGGGAGCTAACGTCACCGTACCCGATGCACGTCACAGGCGTGTACAAGGATTTTGTATCTGGCAAGTCTACGTTCAGATTAGCGATCAGATATCCGATGATTGGCTGGAAAGAAGAAGACCACGAGCTTGCAGTGATCGCAAGTATCGGCAAAGAGTTTTCTACCTTCCTACTTAATAGGCAGGTGTTCAGTGTCAAAAACGCGGGGATGCAAGAAAGACTACGGGGTTATTTGATGGACTACTTAACCATGGTGCAGAACCAAGCACCGACAGGCATTGATTTTATTGCGTTCGGATGGCAAGACGATGGCTCGTTCTTGTGCGGCGAAAAGATTATCGGCTCACCTACGGGCGCAACTGATCGCAGACTGCGAGGTCCTGCTGCGCGTTACGCTGAGATCATCAAGCCACACGGCTCACGCGATGAGTGGGTCAACGCGATGCGCATGCTGAACAATCCCGGCACGGCACCAATGCGCGCGGCTGTTATGCTGGGTACAGCAGGGGTCTTGGGTAAGGTTGCAGGTAACAGCTGCTTGGTTGTGTCGATCTACTCCACAGAAACAACGACAGGTAAGTCGCTGTCGCTGATCGCTGCCAACAGTTTGGTCGGTACACCACGTGACTTGATGCTGAATAAGAACGATACGTCGAACGCGCTGTACAAAATCCGTGGCGTACTGAATAACCTGCCATGCACAATCGATGAATTAACCACGGCCAAAGATGAAGACATGGCTGACTTGGCTTATGACCTGAGCCAAGGCCGTGAGAAGATCGCCATGAACAAAGAGCGGGAGCTGCGTGAGCCGGTGAGGTGGGATGGGCCTACGCTGATTACGACCAACTTCTCGCTGCATCAGAAGTTCGAGAACGTGCAGACAAGCAACGACCCGCTGAAGGCTAGGACACTGGAGCTACATCACCACGACCGGTCGTTCATCAAGCCTGACGAGACGGGTGGCAACAACGGCAACCGGTTCTTTGACATGGTGGCTAAGAACAATGGCTGGGCAATGCCTGAGCTAGTCTCCGCAGTGATCGACTTGGGTGGACCTGAAGCTGTGTGGGCTAAGGGCGAAGCGGCGTTCATGAAGAAATTCAACTTCGTCTTCGAGCCGCAGGAGCGATTCTTCCGCTCAAGCATTATCAGCGCATGGACAATGAGCAAGATTGCCGAGAAGCTAGGGCTGTTCCCGTTCGACATAGAGGGCACCACCAAGTATCTTCTCGACCACGTGTTGAAGGTGCGCAAGGAAATGATCGACGCTAAGCCGGATGTGTTCGACACCATCGGCCAGTACTTGCAGGAGCATAACGACCGGCTGATCGAGGTCACAGAAATCTACGGCTCAGGTAAGGAACAGGTGCAGATTCCTGCCCCAGAACGCGCTGTGGCGCGCCTGAAGGTAGTCTACGACAGCACCACACCAGTCATGCCCGGAAGCGTCCTAGCGATCAATCTGACTCTGTTTAAGCAGTGGCTGAACAAGACACGAGACAGCATCGACCGCGTGGTACGGGAGCTACATGATAACAACGCGTTGATCTCTGCGCGGGACCGAGTTACTATGTTCAAGGGGTGCCATAACAGAAACCCCGGGCAAGCCCATTGCCTAATTATTAACGTGAATCACCCACGGTTCGTAGACGCGATT